TAGCACTCCTTGCACAATATTATCATTAGGAGATATCACTATAGAATTATTATTTACAACCGATCCATCTGGCTTTGTAACAACCTCAGTATTATTATGCAAATTAAGAAATACTTCTCCTTGATATGTTGTGTCGATTACACAACTACCAACAACAAGACCTTTTTTATATCCAACTCCACTTTTGTTTTTAAGTTCAAGCATGTACTCGTGAGTGTCTCTTAAGCATTCTGGAACTTCTGGAAGTTTAACTTTAACTCCCAAAGGAATTAAAACTGAATCACCATGAAACATAGTGATTCCCTGATAATCTTTTGGAACATAAAATTCTATTCCAGCTTCTTTTTTACCTACACGATGCGGTGATTTTACGTTACGAACTTTTGAAAATTTTAAACCCATTTTAATCCTCCATCATAAGTTTTATCTTTTTCCTACTAACAATAGTTGCCAAAACATTTTCATTAACTCCTACTGTCATAGCCTCTGAATAGCTACCTTTACATAAATCTATTTGTTTACCCTTAATTCCTTTTGCTAACCGATCATTTGCAACAACCATTCCAAAGCCCTCGACATATATTTCTTTACCTAACCATCCAGCTTTTACAAGTTCTGTTGATATTGCACATGTTCTACCTGCTTTTGGTGAAGTCATTGTTGCCGTCATTTTGCTATCGCTATCAGAATTTATGCCTCCAGAATCAGGATGGTATCCAGTTACTTTTACACGAAAAACACTTTTCTTCTTTGCTTTCTCCATTAATATAAAAGAAAATTTTTCTGATAACCTTGCAGCCTCAACCAACATAACATTTTTACTTTCAAGATCTTCTATTCTTTCATTAAGTGTGTTTAATGTATTGATATGATACATTCCTGTAATTACTGCAGTTGTTAGTGATGCACATGCCATAATAGTTAAAAGAGCTAAAATAACTAAAAAATCTGGTTTAGAAATACTATCCTTTGTAGTGCGCTTCATATAACCTCCTTTGTTAATTTTATGAGATAAGATAACATGACGCTTTATAAAAGGCAATAGTTTTTTATTTACTTTTTATAAAATAGTGTATATTTTATGAAACTAAACTTTTGAAGGAGATAAAGATGGGATTCAACTTACAAATAAATTTAAGACCTTATCAACTATACTGTAAGGAAGAATTTTTCGACCTAGTTGATCAGGGTTTGAAAAATATCTGCATAGCAATAAAAACAGGTACAGGTAAGACATACACTTCTGCTTCTATAGCCCAAGAGTATCTCAAACGTGGTGGAATCATTATATTTATTGCCCCAAGAATAAATTTAGTAACTCAAACAGTAAAATCATATTTAGATTTAGGGGACATCCAAATAATCCAGGGTTCAACGAAGTTTGATAATTATGGAAAGATATACGTTGCATCTCTACAAACGTTAATCAGAAGAACTCTTCCTTTTATGCCAGCACTCATCATCCATGACGAAAAGCATAATGGTCATACTGGAAAAAGTCATAAAAAGGTAATGCAAAAATTTCCAGACGCAATCTACCTTTCTCTAACAGCAACACCATTCGATTCGAAAGGTCATCCATTAAAAGGATTTGACGCTATAATAGAATATAAAACAACTCAGTGGTTTATAGATAATAAATATCTGGTTGATTGTGAATGCTATGCTCCTGTTATGCCAGATCTTAGTAAAGTAAAAATGACAGGTGGAGATTACAATGAGAAAGAACTCGATACAATCATGAATAATAATGTAATGATTGGCAACATAATTGAAGAGACAGAGAAAAGAATAAAGGGAAAGAAAACATTATTTTTTGCTGTGACTATAGCTCATGCAGAAAAAGTTGCAGAAAAATATAGAGATGTTGGCTTTAAAGCTAGTGCGTACCATAGTAAGCTTAGAGATGAAGTAAGAGAACAAATGATTAAAGATTTTGAGAATGGCGAAATAGACATACTCGTTTCTGTAAGTGCTTTGGTTATGGGTTTTGATGTACCTAACGTTGATTGCTTGATTGTTGCAAGACCAACTAAGAGTCAAAGCTTTTATCGACAATTAATTGGAAGAGGCATGCGCCCTGTTCCTGGAAAATTATTTTGTTTATTAATAGATTGTGCAGGTGTAATAAAAGAAAATGGAATGCCGAATGAAGAGGTTATTCCAAAAATTAAGATTAAGAGAGAAATAAAAACAATGACATGCGATATATGCAACAAACAAGCAAAGCCTATATCAAAATCAATTAGAAGAATAAAAGATGTTGTTACCTATGTCACAACTTGGTCATGTCCACTGGACCATACTTTTGAAACATATAAAGAAGCTGGTACTACAGTATGTCCTACATGCTCAATGGTTATAATTCCTGGCAAGGCTCAGTTTAAAGAGCTAGATAATGAATATATTGTATATACTCAGTGTGATTGTGGAGAAGAAATTATAATAAGATCTATTCCCAAAGTAAAAGGAAAACTTGCAAGAATAGAGGCAGGTAAAGTTACAATACTAGATCTTATAAATAAAATAGGTAGGATTACTCCTGAAAATCAAAGAACTTTTATAAACAAATTTATAAAATATATTCTAGATTTAATCCATCCAGATATGCAACAGCAATGTTTGGCATCATTATATGTCTCTTTGGATATGAAACTTCCAGAGCATGAGATAGAGAATAATCTTATGCAGACAGTTGTTGATGCATCATTAAGAACTAATAATTTTAAATGTTTAAGTCCTAGATTAATAAAGATGGCATATGATCAAACTAAAGATCCTGTAAATATTATGTATATTCATAATTCAAGATCTGTTAATCCTATGGCTCAAGTTTGGGCAAAGAAAACAGCCAATAGCATAAAAGAATTTCAAGAAGATTTCCCTGATTCGAAAAAATGGTTTCTTAAATCTATAAAAACAAGATGCCAAAATATACACAAAAGAAGTCAAAAGATGGCTAGTCTATTTTACTTCATAGATATGCTTAGAGAAAAAGAAAATAATAATGAAGGAGTGCTATAATGGATTCTACAAAATTAAAAGAAAGAAAGTATCCTACTGCAATAAAACTTGCACAAGGTGAAAAGGATAAATTGCCAGAAATGTATGATAGTGGAGTTCCTGTAAAAGATATTGCATTTCTTTACAATACCACTGTCTCTACAGTAGTTAAGGCACTTGTATTTCTTGGTTATGATGGTCCAGATTGGGCCAAAGATGCTGTAAAAAGAACATTAGAAAAAAATAATATTACTCCTTCAAATATGAAAAGAGTAAGTGAACCATTAATTTAGGAGAAAAAATGATAAAGGTTATAATTTTAAATGGTGTTGCACGTTGTGGAAAAGATACATTTGCTGATGCAATATCTGGATATGGGACATGTAATGGATACGATATATCATGTTTGTCAACTGTAGATGAAGTAAAAAAAATCTCTAAATATTTTGGAGTCGGAACTGACAAAACAGATAGGGAAAGAAAGCTTTGGTCTGATTTGAAAGATGCTTGGATTGAATATAATGATGGGCCATTTAATGACATTGTTACAAAAATTAGCTACTTATATAATGGAAAATCATCAAGAAGTATGTATATAATTATGTGCAGAGAACCTGATGAAATAGAAAAATTCAAAAATTATTATGGTAGCGATTGTGTAACAGCTATCATAAGAAGACAAGGTATTGATATTCCAAATAACCATGCCGATGAGAATATTGAGAATTATAACTATGATTATAATATTTATAATAGTGGATCTATTCGTGACCTACAAGATGCTGCAGAGACATTAGTTGATGAAATTTGGAAATAAATATTGACAGTGATTGTGAATCATGTTATATTTGCTTTTCATGATTCACAATAAACAATAACAATGGAGGGAATATGAACATTTTTAAATCATCAATTGCTGTAACTCGTTTCAAGGTTTCTGATATTCCAGAGGTTGACGGCAAAGATCCTGTTGAGGCTATGATGGATGCACTCGAACTAAATCAAATAGTCGAAATAGAAACTGGTGAGGATATTTCATGGGGATGGACTAGTCTTCTAGATCCTTTTTCACCAAAGTTTTCTGATATGTCATTTCTTACAGGTGATTATGTTACTGTAAGCTTGGCTATCAATAAAAAAAGTATTCCTGCTGCAACTCTTAAAAGAGATATCTACTTGGCAGAGAAAGCAGAAATGAAATCAAAACAAATTCCTAAATTAGCAAGAGCTACAAAAGTAATTATTAAAGAATCAGTAACAAAAAATCTTCTTAAAAGTGTTCCAACCATCCCTATTTCATGCGATGTAGTTTGGAATATTCAAAAACAAGAATTGTTTCTTTTTTCTACAAACAAAATGGTCAAAGAGTTGCTAGAAGAATTGATTTTCGATACATTTGGATTACAGATCAGAATGGTGTTCCCATTCACGATGGGATTAAATGATGTACGAGAAGACGTACTGTCAACAATTCAACCGACAATATTCGCATAAAGGAGAATCAAATGGATGTAATTGATATGTATGTAGATTTTCAACACCTTGGAAATGAATTTTTGACATGGATGTGGTTTAAAGGCGAGACAGACAAAGACTTCCAATTCTCTGTTGGTAATAAAATAGTATTTTCAAAAGAAAAGGAAACTGTTACTATTAAAGGTGAAGAGTCTGAATTGATTATTGGTAAGGTTGCAATGCTTGATGGATATGTCGTTACAAAAATGCAGATTGTTTACTCTTCTGATAATCCAAGATACACATTTACCATGAAGGGTTCTGATCTTTCTTTCAATAGTTTAAAGATGCCGAAGGTTGAAGGTGATGGCTCTGACAATGAAGAGGAAGGCATGATACTTGAAAAAGTATACTTAATTGAGGAGATAACATTAGCTATTGACAAAATCTTCTCAGAGTTTATATTACTTAGAGTTAATAGTATTGGATGGTCTGATACTGTTCAGAAAATTAAAGATTGGATTAATGAAGGATAAAACTAAATACTTACTATCCTTCAAAGGAGGGTAGTAATGAAGTATCCTATATTAGAGCCAATCCCAATTCGCACTAAAGGCTTATCGCTTTTAATGAGAATATGGGTTTGGCTTTTTAGTGTTCGCACCTGGAAGTTAGTAGATGATTGGGAGTTCGAAACAAAATTAAATGAAGAATATGTAACGATTTTTATTGAGAAAAATTTTATATTTGACGGTGCAAGTATTCCGAGAGCTTTATGGTGGTTACTACAGCCTATGGGTGTTCTACTCATTCCAGGCTTAGTTCATGATTATGCCTATAGATATCAAAAAGTTGTAACAATAAATAAAAGAACTAAAAAAAAATTTAATAGAAGAAAATCTGATAGAAAATTTTGGGATCTATTGTTTAGAGAAATTTCTATTCAGGTAAATGGTTGCAAAATAATCAGTTATTTTGCATGGGTGGCATTGTTTTTATTTGGAAGATTTGCATGGAATAAAAATCGAAAAATAGAACAAAAAAGAATAAATGAAGATTGGAAGAGACTTTCTAAATTCAAATAAGTATTTAATTTTTATCCTTAATAGTGTATGATTAATAACAATTATCATTACTATTAAGGACTTTTTATTTGGAGTGTGTATGGCTAGAACTGTAACAGAAAAAGATTTTATACGTAGAACTATTGCCGTACATAGAAGGTGTAAATAATGTCTCCTGGAATGTTAGTGTCACTTACAGAGCCTCAAAGTTCTATGTTCGTATCAACGACAAGGGTTACTGGTGTTGTAGCTGGCCTTGGGGCTGGAAAAACAAAAAGTTTACTTACTAAAAGTGTAGCAGACCTAATCAAATATAGGACAGATGTTGCATATTTTGCACCAACTATACCTCTTATGAGAGATATTGCATATCCTGTCTATTCAGATATTTTCGAATCAATGGGTATGAAATATAAAATTAATAAAACGGAAGGAATTATATACACTGGTTTTGGAAATATAATTTGCAAGAGTATGGAGAATCCAGATCGTATTGTTGGTTTTGAAATTCTAAAGGCGTATATGGATGAATTTGACATTCTCCCAACAACAAAAGCTGAACTAGCCTTTCATAAAATTGCTGCGAGGGTTAGACTTAAACCAAAAGCGGAACCGTATAAATTCGATACTAAACAGAACCAAATATTTATAGCGACAACTCCAGAAGGATATAAAGCTACATATAACTTATTTGTTAAGAAGCCGATAGAGGATTCACAATTAATTCAAATGAGCACGTATAGTAATCCTTACTTGCCACCTGGATATATAGAAGGTCTTAAGGCTCAGTATCCAGCGCAGTTAATTGAAGCATATTTGGAAGGGAAGTTTGTAAATTTAACCTCTGGAGCAGTATATGATTTTGATCGTGATCTTCATATGGTTAGACAAACAAATCCAAGTAAGACAGAAACGCTTCATATAGGCCAGGATTTTAATGTTGGAAAAATGGCTAGTGTTGTATTCGTTAAGCGCAAAAATTCAAAGGGTGAGACAGTATGGCTCGTTATAGATGAATTTACCCAGGGAAGAGATACTCCAGATATAATAAGCAAAATCAAAGAAAGATATCCCAGAAATCCAATCATAATGTATCCAGATGCCTCTGGTAAAAATAGACACACTAGTAGTTTATCAAAAAGTGACCATACTATGCTAAGACAAGCTAACTTTACAATTAGGGTACAAAATACAAACCCATTGGTTAAAGATAGAATAGCTGCAGTTAACAATGGCTTCGCAAGAAGAAAGGTTTTCATCTCAGAAGGTTGTCAAACAACGATTGAATCTTTGGAACAGCAAGTATATGATAGAGATGGAAGTCCAGATAAAAATAATGATTTAGATCACTGTGCCGATGCATTTGGTTATTTTATTTGTAAGGCTATTCCCGTTGCAACATCCGTTGCTAGATATAATGCGGTTAAGCATTTATAATTGGAGATAAGATGGACTTAAATAAATATATAAATAGACATATAAAAACAGAAAATAAGCTAAAAGTATCTATTAATGATGCCCAAAAAATAGCTGCAGCATCTTTATTGGCCGCACTAGAAGTTGTTGATAATTATGAAAGTAGTTCAATAACCAAAACGCAGTTACAGTTAGAGAGAATATTTACCAAGATGTATAATAATATAAATGATTCCATAATTGATTTCGGTGAAGATATAACCATAGACAATATTAAATGGGAATCTGATGCACTCAATACTGATCCTGTTGAATATGACAAAATATATTTGATTTTATTTGGTGGAGTTTTAATATCCAAACATTCATTAGCAGATTGGCTAAAGAAAGCAAGTTTTAAAGATACTCAAAAGATAATGGGGATAATAAAAAAATCTATAATTTCTGATATAGATGCAAAACAAGTGAGAAATAGTGTGATTAAATATTTTATAACTCCCATGAGAAATGTAGATGTTTTAATGGATGCTGTAGCCTTTTCATCTTTGTCATTGGTGCGTGACATGACATTAAAGAATTCTGGTATAGAATTAATGCAATGGATATCTGTTTTAGACAAGGCAACTACTATAGGATGTATAGAAAGAAACGAACTACTTTATACAGTTGACAAACATAAGCCATATAAACACTTAGTGCCTTGGGAGATGCCTGGAGTTTATCATTGGAGATGCAGAAGTTTTGTTGTTCCATACAAAGGTAAATAAAACATTTTGCTTTTTATTAAAAGCATGGTATATTCATAATATTTGAAAGGAGATTTTTATGATAACAAGTAAAACTTATAGCCAACATACTCCTACTGGAACAGTAGGCGTTAAAGGCAAAGCAAGAGTAGAGGATGTTGGTACATTACATCCAGACTACAAAAAGGTAGCAGACTCTTGGCAGTCGATTGAAGATTGTATTAATGGTGAGTCTACGGTAAAGTCATATGGAGAAAAATATCTTCCTAGACCTTCTGGTATGACAAGAGACATAAACGGTAATGCAGCTTATGATAGCTATATTACTAGAGCGCATTTCCCCGACTTCACTTCTAAGTTTCTTTCTGGCTTAACCGGAATAACAAAAATTAATCCACCAAAAATAAAAGTTCCAAAAAGTATGGAATATTTGATTGAGGATTGTGATGGTGATGGTACTCCATTGGATGTATTCTTTTTCCAAAGTGTTAGGTTGTCCTTAAAAACTGGGAGGCACCTAATTTTTGTAGATGTAGATCAGAAAAAAAATAGATTAAAGTTAGTTAGATATTCTGCTGTAGAGCTTATAAATTGGGGAGTTGTAAAGAAAGTTTATAATGAAAAGAATGCAGATTTCTTTGTATTAAGAGAACAAGTAAATCAATCAGAAAGTATTTTTTCTCATGATTATAAAAACCAATATAGAGTTTTAACAACGTCAGATATTTTAGGAATAGAAGGAATAACAAAAAGAGTTTTTCTGTCTGCAGTATTCGATGAAGATGGTGTTCTTGATGAAAATATTGCTATACCAGAATTAGTTGGAAAAAGATTTGAAGGTCTTCCAGTTATCGTAATTGGATCTACTGACCTTGATATAGAACCTGACCAAATTCCATTGTTAGGTGTTTCAAAATGTGCATTACAAATGTATATGAAGGATGCAGATCTTTCTAATGCGATGTTTCTTACTTGCAACCCTACATTATGTATGTCAGGAGTGTCATCAGATGAGGGTGGAATGTCTGGTGGAGAAGTACTGGTAGGATCAAATATTTCGATAACAATGGAAGATCCAAATGCTAGAGCTTATTATACAAAAACGGATGCATCTGGTCTTGCTGAAGTAAGACTTAGCATCAAAACTTATCTTGAAGAAGCGAAGCATGCAGGATCTGCATTGTTGTCTGGAGATCAAAAAGGTGTTGAGAGTGGAGAGGCATTAAGAATTAAGGCTGCTTCAACAACTGCATCACTTTCTACCGTTTCCCAAACTACTGCCAGAGGATTTGAAAAGGCATTAAGATATATGGCCCAATGGATGAATATTAGTGAAAACTTAGTTAGTGTAAAAGTTGATTCAGACTATCTTGACAATATGCTAACTCCAGAATATATTAATCAATTGACTAAATTATTCGAATTGAATATTATAAGTCACGAGTCTGCATTAACGAAACTAGTAGAGGGACAATTCCTTGATGAAGATTTTGATATACAAAAAGAATTGAAATTAGTTAAAAAACAAAAAGAAGAAACATTTGAAGATTTCGTGAATAGACAGGATGTAACATCAGATCCTGCAATTCAAGGGACATCTGGTTTAGAATCAGATGGTAAAGACGATAGTACTCCACCTGTAAAGGATAAGGAAAAAGACAAAAATGTTGAAAAACCTAAAAAGGAAGAAATCGTAAAGTAAGGCACATGGAGTCTGCCTAATATAATAATTATTTAAGGAGAGGTATATATGGATTTTAGTTGGATCACAGACCCTGAACAAAGGGCAAAAGCAGAAACAGATTATAAAGAAAGCGTTGAAAAACAAGTACTCGCAGAAGTTGAAGGACTTAAAAACAAGAATGCTGCCTTGATTGAGGAAAAACGTACCGTAGCTGAACGTC